ATGGTCCCCCAGAAAACTCTTGTACATAGATGCCACAGAGAGAATTTTCTATCCTAAAAGAGATACGCACGATTAGGTGAAAATATGCCTGGTTCTTATTATGTTCAGATGGACCCAGACGCGGTCTTAGACTATACCCTTGATATGTATGAAGAAGGGTGGTTAGCATCGAACGATGAAATCAATGGAGCAACGTGGACATCGGAAGATGCAAGTGTGATTGTAAGTAGCAGCAGTTATACGACAAGGAGGTCAACTGTCTGGCTTAGAACGTCTGGAGCAACACCTAATCAAATTTACAATGTTCGGTGCCACTTTACTTCCAAAGACGGAAGGACGGATGACAGGACATTGCTTGTGATTATTCGGGAGATGTAAAATGGCTATCGTCTCGACAAATGATGTCCTTTTGGAATTAGGGATCACCAGCACTGCTTCTGCTGAGGAGGTAGCAGTGGTTATTGGAGCCATAAAAAATGCGGAAGGAGCAGTAAAACGTTTTCTGCGATACGACCCAGAGTCTGGTACCCATACCCAATATTTGCCATTGTCGAATAAGCAGAGGCGGGTGACAGAACAGGTATGGGAGTCGTATGGCAGTGAGGCTATTTTGCGTGAATACGGCTCTGGGTGGTCCACAGAGCTGCAAGTGCAGCATATCCCAATACGCAGCATCACTAGTCTGTACGTGGATTACGATGGACGCAGTGGCTCTAGGGCGGGGTCTTTCGCGGCGGAGACTTTGAAAACCGCCGGTTCAGATTACTGGGCAAATTGGGATGGACCGGATTCGGATGGAAATTCCTATTGCCTAGATGGTATTCTGAGGTCTGAGGGATTGTGGCCGGAAAAGCCTGGATGTGTAAGGGTGACGTATACGTCAGGATACAGCGCAGATGAATTAGCGGGGGATGATTCGGTACTGAATGCTAGGCCGATATTTGAGACGGTACTGACGGAGGCGGCCCGCCGTGCCAAACGTACATTCATGACCCAGTACACGACTGGTGGTGGATGGGTAGCGGGAACTCTCACGGGAGAAACTTTAGGAGACTATAGTTGGCGTGGGGGAGGCACAACGTCAGAAGATGGGACTTATACGAACCTTTACGACATTCTCGCCTCATCGAGAGAAGTGTTGAATGATTATATAAATATGGGGTGGCCGCTAAACTCATGAGTATCCTAGACGTACTACCGCATACCTATGTAGCCAAGCGGCGAACCCGTACTGCTGATGCGCTGGGCGGGGGTATGGATACATACACAACCGTTGACTCTGGCAGGTGTTGGCAGCAGACCGCATCGGAAGCCGAGATTTCAGAATTTTCCAAAAGGGGAATTGCCGTCACCGATAAGGTGTATTTTACGGCCGCCGTCAGTTTTGATGAACGGCATCAATTGACAATCACCAATACCCTGTCGGACAGTACGGTGGTATTTGATGTAGTCAGTAAGGCGGTTCCCGATGCATCGGCGGGGAAGGGCGTGGTTTGGCGGGTAATGTGTCAGGCACGCACGGATGAGGGAACGAGTATATGAGAATCAAATGTGCCAGCATTGACAGTTTCATTGAAAACCTAAGAAACCAGTCGATTTACGGCAATACGGTTTATTTGGACCACACACGTAATCCGCTGAATGGCACGATGCGGGATGCTATTTCCTGGGAAGTGACGACACATATTACAGCGATTTTGGATTTCCCAGATGGTGGGCAAGCACTTTTAGATTGTGGTGTGAATTGTGGAATTGACCATGATGACTCAGCGGATGGACAGGACGGTACGAAGCTATTCAAGAGATACGAGGATAGGATAGAATCGTATTGTGAGGAATATGGTTTGATGGTCAAACCAGGCGTCGTGGATATGTGATTTTAGAAAGGGCCGATTATGTTGGGTCTTCAGCATGAAGAGATGGAACAGGCGGTAACTGCGGTTGAGGAGGCAATGGAATCCGCCAAGGATGATGGCAAGTGGATGGTTGCTGTCTGGTCAGTGGGTGAGGATAGGGTGTATTTAAGAACCCGCACGACTTGGAGTTTCCCGAGCGGCGATGTTGCAATTGCAATGAGGCTGTTGCGGGATTCCTTGCGTGACGATGAGCCTGCACCAGAACCGTTGCCTGCGGCCAAGTTTATTGACATGGCGATCAAAGGCACCAGTGAAGAGGAGAAAAATGAGTAAGCTGCTGCGGTGGCTGCTGCAGTGGCGGCAGGGCCGTCGTATCCGAAAAGATGCGGCGGCTCTTGCCTCCCGCCTTGATTCGCTAGACGAACGGGGAAACAGGCAGCAGCAAAGAATTGAAAAACTAAAAATACGGCTCCAGTCGATTTTTGAAGAAGTCGCAGAGGATGGGGCGGTGGAGCGGGAGGAGAGGCGGGTTTTACGTGACCGAATAGAGGATCTGGTTCGGTTGCAATCTAAGGAAGATAGGGAGATTGATAGGTTACGCGCTGAACTGGACGTAGCCAATCTGACCATTAAACAATTAGTGGCTTCCCATAAGTTGCTACTGGAAACTGCCGATGCAGAGGTTGCCGTTCAGGTAAAAAGGCAGGTAGTACAGGAACAAGAATTGTGAAAGCGTATGGGGTAGTCAGGACGCTCTATGGGGATGTTTTAGCTAGACGGCGGGAAATTGAGTCCCCCCACTTTTATCACGGTTTGTTACGTGAAGTACAAATTTCTGCCGGGATAGGGGAACAATCAGATTTAACATGTGTCTGGGGGCTGGATAATTACAGGCATTGCCTTTTATCTGGACTTAGGCATGTCGTCTTAATGAGTGAGGAACCTTATGGGTGTCCGAAGCGGACGGCGGAGCGGGTGGATTATTACAAAGGATTGTCGCCTTGGGGGTATAACCATTTCTGGCATAAATGGCAGGCAATAAGGTATGGATTATCGCTATATGAGGCAATTGTTTCGGTTGATTGGGACTGCAAACAAATAGGTAGTCTGGACCAGGAATGGTGGGAAAGGCAAGGATCTTATGGTGTTTCGTTTAGGGCGACACTCATAAAGCAGCCGAATTTCACCTGGGCGGCGAAGTGGAGAAAGAGACCACCATTTGTCGGAAAAATCAATCCAGATGATGCCAAGCTGGTTCCATTTTGTGGTTGTTTTTGGACGAATAGTACTGAGCTGGCCGACGAGTGTATTGGTTTTTCTGAACGGGTTCACTTTTGGATGCCAGAGCAGGCATTGGCTAGATGGTTGGATAAGACGCACGGTGAGAAATGGATAGGTGTTAGGGCATATAAGAAATTGGGCTATGAACCGGAATTTATTAAAGTCGTCCATCAATTACAATGTCCACACAGAAGTAAATTGATTTGGCGGGTGGACAGGCATAGGAGAAGGAAGTGATGAATGCTCTAACATCAGCGATAGAACGTGCAAACGCCAAGGCAACTTCAGTCCACCAGCGGGCCTTGCGTGTAAGAATGGCGGGGGGGTTGCCGCTGGCATCCAATGCGGATACCCATCCTTGGTCTAACCAGATGAATGCTCGTAGGAGTAAAATTCGCTACGGTCAATTCCACGGGTGGCTCTATTCTGCCGTAAATGCGGTTGCGGGAGAGGGGGCACAGCAGCCAGTACGAGTGGGAAGGTTGGTGGGGGCCAGTAGTAGCCTTCCCGATGTGGGACCAAACAGAAGTAAGCGGCAGTATTCTGTTAAGAAAATCCCTAAGACGGTGCGTTCTAAGGTGGAAGGGCGGGAGTGGGAACTAATTGAAGACCACCCACTTTTGGTGCTATTGGACAGACCAAACCCAATTCAGAGTCGGTGGGAGTTTGCTTACAGTTTCATCACCAACCTGTGCCTGACTGGATGGTCCTTTGTGGTGTGGGGTCAGGGGGAAAAGGGTCAGTTGGAAGTTTATTCCATGCCGACTGATTGGGTAACGCCCAAGCATGACAACGGACCATTCTCATCTTTCTTGATTGGGAACCCCAATGATGCGAATACCAGTCGTGTGGAATTGGGACCGGATAAAGTGGCAATGGCTAGAATGCCATCCCCCTCTGACCCCCTGGGTGCTATGGCACCGGCAGATAGCCAGCAGCCGGCAATTAGGGTGGATGACCAGATTCAGGCATCCCAGGAATTGTTTTTTGAGAATGGGGTTTTCCCATCGGTAATAGTGCAGATTGGCAAAGACCCTCATCCCGAAATTACTGGCGGTATTCGTCCTAGGTTGAATGCACCGCAGAGGCGGCAGGTTATTTCAGCTATTAAGTCCACAATGGCGGGGGTGGCGAATTATGGGAATCCTGCCATTGTGGACGGGTTAATTGAGTCAATTGATAAATTATCGATGACCCAAAATGAATTGGGATGGGAGAAGTCTGAGAATACCATTCGTACTCGCATTCTTTCCACCTTTGGTGTACACCCGTTTATCCTTGGGGAAATTGTCAATGTGGGTGGTTATGCACAGGCAAGGGAAATCAAGGAACGGTTCTTTAATGTAGTCAACCGTTATTTGGACATGCTTAGTTGTGTGATGTCCAAGTTGGCGGAACCGATGCAGGATAGTCGGGGGAAACTCTACATTTGGTGGGAGGCATTGGAGGCCAAAGATCCCATGATTGAGAGTCTGAACCTGCGGTATGCCAGAAAGTTGGGGGATATTACGCCGGATGAGTTTAGGTGTGAATTGGGTCTTCCACCGAAGGAAGAGAAGGCGGAAACCCGTCCCGCTATTTTGGATACACCTGGGGGGATTCAAGGGGTTTCATTGATACTGGGACAGGTTTCCCGTGGTGAGATTTCACGGGAATCCGCTATTCAGATGCTGGTGTTGTTTTTGCAGGTATCCGAGGAAGTGGCCGAGGAGATTGTGGGAGAGGAGCAAGAGGAACCGGAGCCTGCGGAAATTCCACCGCAGTTTCAAATCCCCCCACCTGCCAATGACCAAGAAGAACAGCAGCAGGAAAATGAAGAGGGGGATGAAGACCAGAATGAAATGGAAACAATCAGGGAAGTGGTCAGACTGTTGCGGCTAGACCCTGTGGAAGTGTCGGAAAAAGTGGTACAGAAATGTAGAGAACGATGAGCCTTCTAATCCTAGCCAAAAAGTTGGTGGAAGTAACTGCTACTGAATGCCAGGAGCGAAGGCCGGGCATAGCAACACAGGTGCGGAAGGCGATTTGCAAGGAGATTCATCTAAAGCAGTATGAAGGAATAGAACAGGAATTGGCGGAAATCCTCTCAAAGGTCTTCAACCAACATATTGATTTTGCCAAGTCGCGACTGGAACAGTTGTCTGAAAAGGATGCATCGGACGCCATTGCCAATCAGATAGTGGACATCCAGGGATGGACGGCGGACTTGATTAATGCCGCATTTCCAGTTTTAGCTGCCGGTATGCAGGAGGCGGCACAGTCACAGTGGCTAATGATGGGGGGTCAGTTGGATGAAAGGACTGCTGAACCACTACAGCATAAGTCACTAGCTATGGACTGGTTAATGGGAGCGGGACTAGAGGTGCCCCCCGGTCTTTCTTTTATTCTTCCCAAATGGATGATCGATGGAATTGTGATACTACTGAGACTGTCGTTTGTCCAGGAATATTGGCAGAAGGTTGCTGAAACTACGAGGAATGATATTGAGACATTTTTAAGGGTGGGAATGCAGGAAGGGGAATCCCTGCAAACAATTGCCAGAAAAATCCATAACCGTTTTCCATCTGAATATACCTACAGGCGTGGATTAAGAGTCGCTAGGACCGAGTCGGGGAATGCGTTGAATGGTGCTAGGGACATGGCAATTGAACAGATGAAGAAGGAATTGGGACCAGAGGCGGGTCAATATATAGGGAAGTCCTGGTTGGCAGTTCTTGATGAGAGAACCAGAGACCCCCATGCGAGACTGGATGGTGTAATAGCGGACAAGGATGGGATGTGGGAAATGGAAGGCCACAAGATACCTTGGCCGGCCCATGTCTCGTTACCGCCTGATTTGAAATGTAATTGTCGATGCACAATTCTATCCGAGTATGGTGTCCAACCTAATGACTTTTCAGGGCAACCCGCACCAGAAGAATGACCTTATCCAAGTGCAGAGAACGAAAGAAACGGAGAATGGGATTCAGACCTAGGATACAGAAACAGAAACGCAGACGGTGGCTGCGTCCGCACATTTATCCAAGTGAGGGCTAGAGATCATGGGTTTAGAACAAAGTCCACAGGAAGCGATTCGGTTGGTATATCAGGTACAACACATGCGGGCGACTGTGGAAAAGCGACATGTTCGGTCATGTGGGGTGCCGCTAGAGATACCTGTTGATATGACTCTGGATTTCAACCTATTCAACAGGTTGCAGTCCCGCCATGAGACAGGCGACTTTCGCCATACTCTGGATGAGTTGCAGGCAATGGAACAAATTGCGGGATGGTTATGTGAAATCAACAACGCATTGTGTTCACAGGCGACGGCGACCGCTAAATTTTTAGGAGGACACTAAGATGAACTGGGGAAGTTTCGTCCTAGGGCTACTAGCGGGGGGTATGGTCTTTGGTTCCATGGGTGTTTTTATCGGGGGTTTGGTGCAAATGGCGGCGAGGGGGGATAAGCCTTCAGAGTTATCCACAATCCTGCGAGAGGCGGGAATGGGGTTGGAAAAGGGCGGAGCGGTCAGTTTTACGATAGGCCACGATGTCTGTATCTCACAGGAGGAGCAGGAGGAATCTGACCGTTATTGGGAGCAGAACTAGATCATGACCCTCAAGCCGCGTCTGGCGGACGTAAAGTGCTCTAAAATCGACTTTCGACCTGGGGATAGGGTTTTGGTCCAGGTCTACGACCGGCTCGATACAGAGGATCGTAGGCGGCTAGAAAAGACAGTCCAGAAGTGGGCGGGGCCCTATGTTGAAATTTTTATCGTCGACCGAACCCGAATGGAGCTGCACATTGAACGGGCGTAATGAGACGCGATATCAAGAAGTCCTTAAGAGCGACGAGCATTTAGGCATCTTTTTGCGGAATATGGCTAAATTCGACCGTCTCTTTTGTGAGATGATGATGGAGGGTTTGGATTTCACATTAAGGTTCGAGGTCCATGGACAAGGCGGGCAATTAAACCATTGCAGGGTATATAGCGATGGATTTGATAGGCCGCCGGATGCCAAGGCCACAGGCAGGGCTAAAACCGCCATTGTGAAAAATTCAAATATCCGATAAAATTCCGAAAATGTAGGTAGACAACACGTTTAGGCGCTATCCAGAGCAAAAGCCGCGACGTGATTCTGAGGGCCAAATCAGTAGGTCTAAGAATCACGCCGTGGTTTTTTATTTGGGGATGAAGCAATGTCAGTAAGAGTTACAATTCATCTAGGACCGGCAGTCGGTTTAGCCGTCCGTCGCCTGAAACTCTCACTTCACCCAATTTCTGGCGACGACTCTATGCCGTTGCCGTTTATTGATACAAATTTGGCAGGTAATGTCGAGTCGGTGACTGTCAGTTTGGCCAGAAACCATATCTGGCGAGCTGAACTGCGGGATACCAAGTCCAGTGGGGAACGGTCGGATTGGGACGTATTGCATTTCCAAACGGCGGATCTACAGTTCCCAGGTCCTAGGAGTTGGGACAGGTTGTGGGTCCTGATGTTTGAGGACGAGAGCAGCAGTTCCATTTCCACTTCCAGTTCGAGCATCAGTACCAGTAGCAGTTCCAGTTCTAGCACGTCAACCTCGTCGTCTGAGTCCTCATCAAGCAGTTCCATCAGCACAAGTACTTCGAGTACGAGTTCTAGCGAGAGTTCTACTTCGACATCAACTAGCTGGAGTTCTATTTCTAGTCAATCAACGTCCTCTAGCAGCTCTAGTAGTTCGTCCTCTAGTAGCTCTAGCAGTTCGAGTTCCAGTAGCAGCAGTTCGTTAAGTAGCAGTTCGTCGAGTAGCAGTTCTTCAATCTCGACATCCAGCTCCTCACTTAGCACGTCGAGCTTCAGTACGAGTAGCGCAAGTGAGTCGAGTGTCAGTAGTACCAGTTCGAGCAGTGCCAGTAGCTCTAGTCAAAGTAGTGTTAGTAGCACCAGTCCGTCTAGCACATCAGCTTCTTCGTCGAGTTCCATCAGTACAAGTTCCATTAGCACTAGCTCAATACTTGAAGAAGGATTCGATGAGGAATCTTCGGTAAGTAGTGTCAGTAGTAGTAGTGTTTCAAGCAGTTCACAGTCAACAAGTTCTACGTCTTTTAGTTCGAGTAGTCAGTCGAGTACATCTTGGAGTAGTTCTTCACAATCCGAACAGTCGTCTACAAGCACGAGTAGTTCGTCAAGTGCTTCCTCAACCAGTACGTCTAGCACGAGTGTGTCTAGTGTGAGTAGTTCGAACAGCACATCCTCCAGTACATCATCTACTTCATCTATTTCCACCAGTTCTGTTTCTACGAGTAGCTCTAGTGAGTCTTCTATTAGTACAAGCAGTACCTCTACTAGTACAAGCACTTCAAGCAGTTCCAGTCAAAGTACTTCAAGCAGTTCCAGTTCGAGCACTTCGAGTTCGTCTATTAGCACTAGTTCTTCTAGTAGCTCCTCGTCCATCAGTACCAGTTCCTCTTCCAGTTCATCGAGTTCGCCGTCGTCTCATTCCAGTTCCAGTCAGTCCGAACTTTCGTCTACCTCATCATCACCCTCAACATCTTCATCTTCTTCAGCATCTACCAGCAGTGAATCTTCGATCAGTACGAGTACTAGTTCTACCAGTAGTAGTCAAAGCCAAGGGGAAGGATATCTGTTTGAATTTGATGCATTCAGCTATCCAGTCACGTTCCATCTGCCTGCCTCATCAGGCTATGTCGGGGCAACCCCAACATTCATCAATAATTTGACTGGAACGGGGTTTGAGGAACAAGACTTTGATGATTTGTTTGATGACCAAGTCTACTATGGCACCGCGTTCCATATTCCAGCAGTTACCATTCCTAATGGTGCCACAATCGTTTCTGCAACTTGGACTTGTTATGCTGGAATGGGTTTATGGACAAATGCCATGGCAACGTGGAGAGGCACATTCTACTGCGTTGCCGCAGATGATTCCGCAGCCAATCCGAGTACGTATGCAGAAGCGAATGCTTACTCATTAACAACTGGCGTTGATTGGACGAAGAGTAGTGGATTCACCGAACCCATGGCCGCTCCTGACTTGGCAGCATCATTCCAGGAAATTGTGGACCGTGCTGGTTGGGCATCTGGAAATGCAATTGTGGCGCTGTGGAAAGATAATGGAAGCGATGCGCCGACATCGAATCCAGATTATCCTGAATATCCAACATATAACTTTGCTAGGTTGGGATGGCCTGGGTATGTCCGATTGGACATCGTTTACATTGCATAAGGAATAAAAGATGGCCTATCTCTCATATGAGCAAGTGGCGGTTAGCAATGCAGTGCTAGATGCGGGTAGTCTGACGGTTCCTGCAAACGCCACCATGGCCGAATTGCAATCGGATACCTCTAACGTGCGGTACACAATGGACGGTGCCACTGACCCAACTACCACAAGTGGTATGTTACTTTTGACCACATCTGACCCAAAGTTGTTTTTGATTGAAGATGTCTACAACATCCGATTCATCAGAGACGGAGGGGCGGATGCTGAATTGAACATCCATTATGCTGCTGGGAGGGATGTCTGATGCCGATGCCTAAACCCAGAGATGGGGAAGAGAAGCCTTCCTTTATGGAGCGATGCATGTCAGACGCTGTCATGAAGGAGGATTTTCCAGACACTGAGCAGCGGGTTGCTGTTTGTATGAACATCTGGCGGGAGGAGCATAAAGATATGAGTCAATCACTACTTGAAGCAATTCGTGCCAGGGGTGAGAAAAAAACTAAATTTGGCTATGGGATTTTGACGGCGGATAGGTGGGTACGAACCCTACGGGATGCCGCTGGATTGGATATGTGTTACCAGTATGCCGCAAAGGAACAGACATCATTTGATGATGTCCTTAAGAAGGCGGCGAAGACTCTGACGTACAGCAATTCCGACATGATGGTAGAAGAGATGGCATCAGATAGTTCCATCTCAAGATTTCTTCCAGATGGGGTTGAACTTCCTAAAGACACATTGATGGTCTTCAAACATGTATTGACGACACCAAAGGTGGACCGCGATGGGGACATTCTGCGTACAGAGGGTGCAGATGTCGACCCGAGAATGCTGCTGCTGTGGCAGCATGTCCACACGCTACCAATTGGTAAAATGCTGGCAATTACTGAACATACGAAAAATAAGTTGCAGTTGATTAGCTGCATCATTGATGTGAACGATCTATCGCATGACGCAGCGGTCATGGTGGACAACGGGATGGGGCGGTTCAGTCATGGATTCCGTGCTTTGGACTGGGAACCACTGAAGAATGAAAAGGGTGAAGACATTGATGGATTTGATGTGAAGTCCTTTGAAATTATGGAAGAGTCGCTGGTTTCCGTGCCATCGAATACGGATGCCGAAAGTGAAGAAGTGCTGTTGTCGCTGGTCGATGGAGGAAAACTTACCAGTGAGATTATGAAAGAAATTTCTAAAGGCATCCGCAGTCACAGGAATATTCAGGTTGCGGGTGTAGAGATTCCAAAGGAGGAAGAGAAAGATGAGGACATCGCCGGAAGTGGAAGCGGAGAGGCAGAGACAGGCGGAACAGAAGGACCAGATTCCAGCACACCAAAAGAAACCGATGGCGGTGCAGAGAAGGAAACGGAACAAACCGCCGACGCGGAAGTGATGCCTGACCCATCGGTAGTTATCGATGTGGTACAGGATGCATCTTGTACATACGAGGGTGCAGAAAAGTCGGGACGAACTCTATCTGCTAAAAATTTAGCGGTTCTGAAGGAATGCCTGGCAGATGTAGATGAACTGCTGGATAAGGGGTTCGAGATGGAACGCGGGGGCATGGCGATTTGTGAAAGAATCAAACGCAGAATTTCCGATGTAATTGATTCTGCATCGTCAGAGGAACCAGAAGAGGAAAGAATTGTGGAAGCAGTTCTGGAAGAGAAGGAAATCACAGTGGCGGATGCCATGAGTGTTGTCGCGGCACGAGCTGATCGTAAGCAACGGGACAAAATGGAATACATTCTTAGTGGAATCCGCCAATTAGAGGATAGACAGAAAAGGGTTTCCAAGTTCCGTAGGTTGCGGAACAGGACATAATGCTTGCCGAAGCCATCGTGGCAGGTCGGCGGCAAATCGTGGTTCTCATTTTCAAAGGGAAAGAACATGAAAATGACCCCACAATTAAAGGCGTGGGTTATCGCCAACTGTGAAGTCTCTGAAGACACCACAGACGATGACCTCCGCAAAGCCGCCGGCATTGCGTTAGTGAACGGAATGCTGACGGTGGAAAAGTTGACTGAATTGACTGCGGAAATCGAAGAGAAGGAAGCAGACGAATTCAGTAAAAAGCTGGATGCAATGGCTACTGGTCTTGAAAAACTAGCGGCTGTGCTGACGGCGAGCCAGGAGAAGCAGGAAACTCCTGAGACGAAGGAACAGAATGTTGGTAAGGTGATTGCCGATGGAGCTAAGGAAGGCACAGTGCGTGTTAAGGGAGCACATGAGCAGTATTCTAACACCAAGAGTGCTGCCTTCTTCCCGAAGCACACACCTGATGGCAAGTCCCATCCGATGGCCGGGAAGCCGATGTCCTTCTACTCTAGCCAACGCCAAATGGACACACCGTCTGATTTGGACAAGGCGGTTGCCGGAGCATACGGGCAATTTATTGTCGAATGTGCCCGGAACAAGGGTAATAGGTCGTTGTCATGGATGCAGATGCCACAGCATTCTAAGGAATTGCTGCAGTATGCCATGGAGAACATGCGGTGGAGCGGTTCTTCAAATGGTGGGGATGAGGCAGATATTATTGACCGTAAGCTGACTCCTACCGAGCAGAAGGCGTTGATTGACGATGCGGCTTCTGGTGGTTTGGAAGCGGCTCCC